ACAGCTGGAAGAGCTGGAGTACCGTCTTCGACTTCTGGAGTCAAGCATACGATGAAGTTATCGATAGTAGCTTTAGAGTCATCGATACGACGAGATGCAACGACACGACAGCCAGCGATCATACCGATTTCACCGTTCATCATTACGTCGGCATTATATTTATTGCGGTCAATGAAGTTAGGGTCCAAACGTAAAGTTGTTACTTGGCTAGGAGCTACGAACAATACTTTGTCTGTGTTGCCTTCTTCATTCAATTTATCGACAGCTGCTACAACACCTTCATAGGAGATAACTTTTGTGGAAGTAGCTGCCAAAGTAGTAGTACCCAATGCTGCTAATACGTCGTTATCGATTTTATCTGCCATAGACAAGGATAATTGATAAGTAGCTTGACCGACAGGATCGCCTAGACCAGAGTTAACTGCTTTATCTGTCAATGTGATAGCTTTACCAGCTGTCTTAATTTGAACAGTTTTAGTAGAAGCGGACATAGTAGCAGTCGTTACTTCAGCGCCTTCTGCTACGTCTTCAGCTGCACCGATATAAGCCCATGCCGGGATAGTTACAGTGTCGCCAGGAACGCCTTTAAGTTCTTCGTTAACAGCTGCGAATTGTGTGAATTTCAATGCTTTAGGCAAGCCAGCAGATACCATATCTTGCATAACTTGAGGGTTAATAATATTTGCGAGTTTCGTTTCGTTTGCCATTGTTAGATGGTCTCCTTGTAATTAATTAGTGAGATAATTCTTCGTACAAATCGGGATCGGATTCTTGTAACTTAACGCGATCGAGATAAGATAATTTTTTGAATTGTTCTTTAGTTAAACCGTTATCAGTTTTAGGTGTAGCTTCCCCTGGCGTAACTCCTTTAATAGAATCTTGTTTGAATAAATATGGATCAGATTCTTTTAAAGATTGAATTTGTTCTTGAATACCAGTGATCATATCGTTATCGAACGTAATCTTAGAGCGATCTAATAAGCCTGTTAAGATGGATTGATTCATAGCGCCGGCTTGCAGTACTTCTTTAGCGATGGCTGTGTCGATTTTCATGTTCTTAATATTTTCGACGTAATCGGCTTCTCTTTTGGCTGCGGCGTCTTGAAGTTCTTTGATTTGAGATTGCAATGCTTCGTTCGCTTCGTTAGTTTTCGATAAGGATGCGATATCGTTAGTTAGGTTTTCAATTTCTTTCTTAGCGCTCTTGTACGCATCGTTCTTCTCGTTAAATTGAGCTTTAGATACGTAGTTTTTACCATAATCTTCTATAATCGTTGCGCATTGTTCTTCGGAAAGGTTGAGTGCTAATAATTGTTCTTTAGTCATTGAGGGAAACTCCTTAAATTAATACATTTCGTTTGATTATCGTGAGTCACATCTCACATTGAATTAATTAGTTACTGTTTGTTCTTTATCGTCTTCAAACAATAAAAAAAGACAATATAATAAGAGTGACGCCGATTAGGTTAAGTAATCGGACTTCCACTCTTCGTAAGTCATATCGGGTATGTACTTTGTCTTCTGATCGGGTCTGGATGCTCGTGAATTAAGCGGTACGTTCGGTATCATCGTCGAACGACAATACGGATGGAACGGTGGAGCCGTTATCCCGGGTTTATAATCGGATAACGGTACGATATGTTTGTCGAGGTGACGACATATCGAAGACGTATGTTTATCGAGCGTCGCTAAGATCTGGTATTCTTTTACGTTTAACTCCTTAAAAGAATCGTGTAACGCTAATTCTTGAACGTATGCCGTTTCTGTTTCGACTAAGCGTCGTACATTAGAGATTTGTGTATTAAATGTATGTGATATACGTTCTGTTGTACGCTCTGACGGTTCTTGTGCTATAAAGGAACGTGTTATCTCTTGACGTAACTTGTTGATAAGTACATCTTTTTGTTGCCATATACGATCGGAGAAGTTTTGTTCGTTCCACGGTTGTCGTATAGTAGCTAATATCTGTTTCTTAGGTACTTGTCTAAAGGTTTGATAGTTACCTAATAGTGATTGTGTAGTATAGGCTGCTTTATAATAACTAGATTGGTATTGTTTAAGTAGGAAATCTGTTAAATGGGTATTAGTGTCGGCGGCCATCTCTTCGGCGAATTGCTGTGTCTGTATCCATAACGCTTCGATGCGTGAGAGACGTGATCTTAACGATGCATTCTCGAGGAGCTTGATCTGCTTAGGGGATAAGTTCTTCTGTTGTGCTAGCTTAATGTACTGTTTAAGTGTTAATTTAAATGCCTTAAGCTCTCGTGCCGTTAATTGTTTTTTGGCTTCTTGTAAGCTTATGCCGTTATTGTTCGCATATTTCTGGTAGAACGACTGTATTTGTGATAGTTGTTTCTCGAGCGCATACTCAGTGATCGATGATAGTTCGTTAAACTGCTCTTGTGCATCGAGGATACTTTGTTCTTTATCGCTTAGAAAACGATCTTCCCAGTACATGATTAGTTACCTTCGTATGTATAATCTTGGTTTAAGGTTTCTTGTCGTTCTTTTTTTATTTGTTCGAGTTCTTCGTCGACGTTTACTGTAAATGGATGATTAGCTACGAGAGTTCTTTCGGAAAGGATGCCGACAGAATCTTTAATAGCATTAATCGTGTCTTGTTGATTAACCGGTAAGTCTCTATTAAAGATAAAGTTAATAGAAGAAATAATCGGAAGACTGTTAAGGGAGCGATAGGCATTAATAAAGTCCACTAAATGATGTAGCGACGCTTGGAATTCCGCTTCGAGATCGTTAGCGTCGAGGTCGATATCTGAGTACATCGAATTAATATTCATCTGATTCGGATTATTCGCCATACGATCATCCTTTGCATCGAAGCCTCGGCCATTCGTAATGATCGCTCGTTCGAGTTCTTTAATAATCGTCGTATAGTTAGTCGCATCTACGTTAACGTTAAGTGCTTCGACATCGCCTTGTACTTCCGGAGTCGAGGATATTTTAATCACGCCGTGTTTAGCTAAGTTATGTCGGAATTCTTCGAGATTAGTGCCATCGTATCCTTTAAGTACTAAGATCGTATTATGTACGTCTTGAGACATCACGTTAGCGAAGTTAGATATCATTTGATTAAGAGCGTCTTGTAGAGTCTTAATACGATCGAGTAAGAACGTTTCGTCTGAGTTAGGCTTAAACCAGATTAACGGTACGGACGTCCAGTTATACGAGATATCGTTCTTATGAATATATGCCGTATTTAACTTGGACGTATCGGGAGCTAATTGACCGTTAGAGTAAATATAATAATGTACGCCTTCGGGTAAGTAATATTCGACGTGTGTTTCGGTCGTCGTTATAGAAGGACTTTGATAGATCTCGACGTCGTAGAAATGAATAAAGGCATCGAGTTGTTTGTGTGCTTCGTCATGCCAGAACGGGATAACGTTTTCTGGTTTAAATCGTTTAAAAGACAAGTTACCTTGTTCGTCGATAAACGGATGTAGATAACCGATCGAGCACTGATATACATCCTTACCTAATTCCTTTAATAGATTCTGGAAGCTTGGATTAAAGTACTCGGTTACGTCGATATCGTCGTCAGTTTGTGTATCGATCTGTTGTGATAATAGATAATTTGTCTTTTGATCGACTAGATCGTCGAATAAGTTATTAATGATTTTATTATTAGGTATGATACCGGACGCATCTTGCATCGTATCTTTAGCCGTATATACGAGATGCTTAGGTTCTTGTTGATTCCCTAAATAATATTGTCGTGATAAAAGCATCTTACGTCGTTTTTTAGAGTACAGGAATTTCTCGTATTCGGCTTGTACGAATTGCTGTTCCGAGATACCTGTATTGCGACGTATGATGTCGATCCATTGTTCGGTAGTATTCATTGGACATCCTTTAATTAATCGAATGAGAATATAGGAGTTTGTGTATTAATCTTTTCGGCGACGCCTGTTAAAGCATCGGGAGCATCGTCGTGTAGGTTTTTACCTTCACGCTGATAAGAAGTTATGGCTTTATAAAACTCGGGGAATTTGTTGTGCCAGTTTATCGGGAAGTATATATGTTCCATTACCCATGTAGCATTAGATAGTATTCGTGATTGTTTATTCTTTGATTGATGGAACGGTATGATTGTTGTGTAGTTAGTATTATGTATATCTGTTAAATAATGAGAGATTTGACGTGAGAATCCTCGGCCGCCGTTGTTCGATTCGATGTACGCTTCGTTAACTTTATAATCGAACAAATGTTTTGCTACTAAGGGCTCTGTTATCTCCATCGGTTCGTTTGTATATATAACGTCGAGGATATACGCTTCCTTTTGTCGGATGCCGTATATGATCGAACATAGATAGTCAGTACCCGTATCGGCTGTATCAGTGTACGACTGTATCTTCTCGAATTGAGGTAGAACGTCGTATGTTTTTAAGGACGAGTATAGTTGTCCTTTAAGGTCGATCGGCTCTTGCTGGTAGTTCGCATAGAATATATCGGGCGATATTAATTTCTTTTTCTCTTCGTAAGACTCACGGGATAGTACTTCGTCACATAACATCGTTCCGTCATCTTGAAGTGCTTTAAGTGATACGACTTCGGCATCGTCTTTGAAGTGATTAATAATACGACCAGCTAAGTCGTCTGAGGCCCAGCGTGTCATAATAATAATGATTTTGCCGCCCTCTTCTAAACGAGATAACATCGTATTAGTGAACCATTCGA